CTCCACCAGCGAACGTAGAAATAACAGTGAACTTCTGTTGAGCTTCACCATCATAGACATCTTGTAATTTGTAGGGAAGTTTCATGAGAACTGTTTCTTATAGTGTTTAGTGTAATATGTTTTTGGAGAATCTACAATGTCTTCGTAAAGAGATTTGATTCCCATACCGTCCTGAAATGCTACCTTCTTCCTATCAACAATATCATCTGGAAGTTGACCTCTGAAGGCCTCTTGAAGAATTGCTTTAGGTCTAGCCTTACCATCCCAAACAGTATCTTGACTGAGACCAAGTGCAGTCTCTACTAACTGGGTGTTTAAAAAAGGTAGTCTACATTCAATACCATACTTCATAAAAATCTTATTACATCTTGTGAAATTTTTACGGTGTTGTGAACCAAAGAGTCCGATTCTATAGTCAGTCCAACCTTTATCCTTAATACCATGGTAACTCATACCATAGGATGCCCAGAGTTCATCACTACCTTCACCTGACATAATCACTTTGAAACCATCTTCATGGATTCTTTTTGCAAGTTGAATACAAGGATATCCAATCTCTACTTGGGCCTTATATGGCATCTCAATGGTATTGATGACCTCATTAACATCATCGATGGTAGGTGGTTGAACTATAACTTCTCTGAGTTCAACTCCCAAATATTTAGCAACTTTTCTAGCAGACTTTAAATCTTTTGAGTTCTCATCATGAACTGCAGTATATGTTACCAAGTTTGGGATGTGTTTAGATGCAATGAGAGTTGTGATAGCAGAATCAATACCACCAGAGAGTAAGCATGCAACAGGAACATCGGCAACAGTTCTTTCAAATGAACCCATCACAATGTTTCTATAAACCATCGCTTTAGAATCATTAAAGTTCCATGTAGATGTATCTTCAATATGTTCTCTGACATTATACCAATACCCCTCTTTTACAGAGTAATCAGATGAAACCTTAATAAATGATCCAGGTTCTAACATTTTAACTGTTTGACCAATCTCACCCATTGCTAAAAGACCTTTGATCTCTGAACAGAAAGAAAATGATGGAAAGAGACATGTAAGGAGAGAGTAATGAAGAGGAACTTCTCCATGACGGTCTCTCACAATGGTAATAGAACCATCTCCTTGAGTAAATGCAATGGCAAACATTCCCTGAACTTTATTCAGTCCTTCAATACCATACCTATCCAAGATAGCACAAAGTACCTCAGTGTCACCTGAAGTCTTTGTTTCAATATTCAATTCTTCTCTTAACTCACGATAGTTCCAAATAGTTCCATTGAAGATCATGGTGGTGTCACCATAAACAAATGGTTGATTTGACTCACTACTAGTATCAATAATAGACAAACGGACATGTCCAAAATAAACATTATCCATTTGAATTATTTGTTGGTTATCTGGGCCCCTATGAATAATAGCATCTAGACCCTCTTTAATTTGTGGTATATCAAATCCACCAATAATTCCACACATTACTTAATTGCAATAACTCCAACGAACTGGTGGTTTCTCCAGAAGATCTGACAGTCTTTGAACCCCGCAGTCATCACCATATCTCTTAGTTCAGACCATGTATTAGGTTTCAACATATCACGAAGTTGTTTCTCCTTATCCATGATTTGTTCTGCACTGAAAGTCTTTCTCTTGTAATCATAATGATTAAAGGTAAGAAGTTCTTGAAAGAATGCATTCTCACACATCAACTTCTCAGCAAAGATAAATGCACCACCTTCATTGAGACCATTATAGATCTTATTGATCGTATCTTGTCTGGTAGTCTTGGGCATAAACTGTAGAGTAAACAGTGATGTTACTAGAGAACAGTTCTTGAACTCATAGTTAGTGACATTACCACGAACCCATTCTAACAATGCACCAGGGTATTCTTTACGAATTTCAGTGTGACGTTCCTCAAGATCATCATAGAAGCTACCAGCAAGTTCTACACCCACATAATGTGCGTACTGACGATTAGGATTGTTACCAATAATCATCTTGGTAAGTTTACCAGTTGAACATCCAACATCAACAACTTTAGTATGATCCTCCACAAAGTATCGAGAGAACGATACAGTATCTTCTAGGAGGTTTGAATATCCACGAATACTATCGTTGATATGATTATCAAATCCTTCAGGTGAATGTGCAAATGAGAAGTCGTAGGTCATACATCACCTTCCTTTCGGACTTCGGAATGTTTTACGGAAAATTCTCCACCAGGATAACGAGACTTCAGTTTGTCTACATTCATCTCAATGATCTCATCAATGGTAGTATCAAGACCCATACATGCTTGAGCAACATACCACATAATATCACCAAGTTCACGTTTCAGGTGAAATAGGTTCTCTTCATTCACAGGTTTACCTTGGAAGACAATCTTCTTAACGACTTCGGTAAACTCACCAGCCTCTGCACACATCCCTACAGATGCAGTAAGCAGTCGCTCGGAAGGAAAACCTTGACCTTCCAATTCTTCAAGACGATAAAGGAATGCTTCGTTATTTTTACTTTGTTGTGAGGTGACGGCATTGACAAATTCAAGATAGGCTTCAGTATTTACAGTCATAAATTTAGGGGTTGTGCTTGTGATTCAGGAAGTTGTAGGTCGGGAGGAAGTGTAACACTGTCCACATCCACAGTCTTTGGTGGTGGAGAAAGGTAAACTTTCTCCCAAGTGAAACCAGGATTTCTCATTACATGTTTGTCAGCATCTTTCTGTGATCCACAATGACGATAACGGTTACCATCAAGATCTCTCACCTCATAGATAAAAGATTGATCACGTAATGATAGTGAAGATTGTAATGATCTAGTAGTCAGTCCCATATTAGAACTTAAATCCACTGAAGGATTTTTTAGGTTTTTGTTGTTCTTCATTATTATACTCTTCTTCTTTACCGTTGTCAAGAAGGTCATCCTGTGCAGACTGTTCACAATCATACAATCTCATCTTGGCACGATCAATACCAACAACAAAACGTCTATGAACGGAGTAATCATTGTATCTGTTCTTTAATTGTTTCACAAGTATCTGTCCCAATGATTCCAACTCTTCAGTCGAAATAAGGGCAAACATAAGATCAGCAGTAGCAGGGAGACCAAAGGACTCAGAAGTGTCAGTAAGCTCAACATCAGAGCTACCATAACCAGAACGAGTGGTCTGAGTGGCAGATACGATAGGGACGTTTGCTTCGACAGCAAGTCCTCTAAGTTCTTCAGCAATTGCTTTAATATATGAATATGAATTGACAGTGCTATTTCCGCGATATCTTTCGGAAGAACATATATTAAGGTAATCAATGAAAATAATATCAGGTCGAAATGACTTCTTAAGTGCAAGTTCATTAAGGAGTGATTTAAAATGACCACTATGTGCGCTCGCAGTTGGATACTCTTTAATAATTAGTTGACCTTGTGTCTTTTGTGCCAGGTTTGTAACCTTCTTTTCAAACATTTGTTTTGGAAGGTCAACAATCTCCTGGATATTTACATTCAGGAGGTTCGCATCAATTCTTTCAGCAATGCGCTCTTCCGCCATCTCCATTGTAATGTAGAGAACGTTCCTCCCTTGGAGCAAGACGGAGCTAGCCACATGGCACATGAATAAAGATTTCCCGACACCCGTACCAGCAAGAGCGATGTTAAGAGTTTTGTTAGGGAGCCCACCTTTCGTGATTTTGTTAAAATAATCGAGATCGAATTCAATTCTTTCCTCCTTTCTGTGATAAGACTCATATCGTGATTCATAATCTTCAAGGTAATCGTGTCCTACATGGTTATCAAAACTAACTGCCAGAGCATCAGACAGAATAGATGGGATGGCATCTGGTGCCTTCTTGGCATCTCCTCCATCAGCAATCTGAATGGATTCAATCAAGGCAAGATAAATGGCACGGTCACGACACCACTTCTCAGTAGTGTTAACCAACCAATCAAACTCTACAACATCGTCCTCAAGACAATTAACTACATGAGAAATCTGTTTATAAGAGTCCTCATTAATATCTCTTCTCTTTTCAATCTCAATATTGAGAATCTCTTTTGTAGGGAGTTCGTTATACTCAGCAGTAAAGGTAGAGATCTCATCAAAGATTACCTTATATTTAGTGTCCTCAAAATATTCTTCTTTAATAAAGGGAAGAACTTTTCTCAAGTATTTTTCATTGTGTATTAGATTTTTCAGAACTAAAAATTCAACTTTGTCCATCAAGTACCGTAACTAAATTGTTCCTTTGCAATTGCATCAAGTTTCTCCATCACCTCTGGTGTGAAGTAAATTTCTGGTTCTTTCAAGATGGCTTTGGCGTATACTTTCTTACCATCCATCTCATAACGTCCTGCAACGTTCTTCCAAAGTCCACCCAATTCTCCCAACTCAAGTAGGCCATAATACTTATCAAGACCACGCTCATCATAAAATAGACGAATAGTCACATCTTTATTCTCTTTACTTAGACGCGACTTAGCAGTCTTAGCCTTGATAAGATTCCCAACCACTTCTGTTCCATCCTTTTCTTTCTTCTTTGAGAGATAGATGATTGTAGACGCTGCATACTTGAGGCCACTGCCTCCTCCCATTTCCTTAGTTGGTACATAAGCTCCGATGACATCGTAGGTGTGATTAGTTACAATCATTGGTATTTTGGCTTGACCCAGTTTAAGAGTCAACATTCTGAATGCCCCTTTGATCAATTGGGATTTTGTCATATCACGGACAAGTTTCTCATTGAGGGCGTCAGTGATTTCTTTCTCCGTAGAAAGCATTCCTAAAGAGTCTAACACAAACATACAAGGTTTGCGTTCATCTTCAGGTTTTTTTGAGTATAGGTCTACTGCTTTGAGAGCCTTACTCCTAAACTCCTCAATGGTAACAACATTAACAACAACTAATCGATTCAAATCAATACCACGACTGATTAGTAGTGACTTATTAACTGCTGCCTCAGTATCAAAATAAAGGCAATATGCATCGGGATTAGTATCCAAGAAGTTCTTGACCACTGCGAGTGAAAAGAAAGTCTTTCCAGTAGAACTTTCGCCAGCAATTGCAGTAATTTTATTCCCAGATACACCACCACGGATAGACCCAGATACAAGAGCGTTAAGAACGAACGAACCTGTGTCCACATATGTCTCAGTGTCATCGATGTCGGCAGCAAGTTTGGTAAAGTCATCTCCAATCTCTTTTACAATATCTGATAAAAAGTCCATTATCCAAAAAATGATTCAAGGTTTACAGTTTTTTCTACGTTCCATCCAATGGCATCAAGAATGACTTTGAGAGGTTCTAAGAATGCCTTTTCAAATTGTAAGTCATAATCCACATATTGGTCAAGTCCCAACTCTGTTGGAAACTCTGAAATAAATGAGATTACATTCTCATGGATGATATTTGGTTTTTTAAGATAACAAAATTTAATCTTTTCACCGTTATTGATAAGTGAATATTTGTTTGTTAACTTCTTTTCTTTTATGTAGTGATTGAACAATAGGGCACCTCGACAATGAATAGGAGTTCCCTTTGAGTAGATCGTTGCATGTGCCTTATACTTCTGGGCATCAGAAACAGATCTAGGGAAAGAAATAGCTTCAATGGGAAGTTTCTTAAAGTCACTTCTACACTTATCAATATACTCAATCACTTCATCTTCTGTACCATTCATCATCAGTTTAAGAGCATCCTTAATCATACTCCTACAAGGTGCTGGAGTGGATGATTTGACTGCCTCAATACCCATGATCTTAAGTTTAGGATCTTCATACCTAACTCCTTCACTATCCCATACATTCAGGATGTATCTCTTCTTAGCAGTCCAGATTCCACGGTCTGCAATGTTCTCTCTCTTCATCTGCATCTTCTGGTCATATGCGTTTACATACGTCGCAAGATTTTGATAAGATGTTTCGATGAACGGTTCCAGTTTCTCTTGACAGACTTTGTCAATGATAGAAACAACCTTGCTCGTATCATTGACTTTATTACCAAGAAATTTATTAACAACAGGCCCAAAGTTAAGATAGATTGAATCGGTGTCAGATGCAATTACATAATCTACATCTTCTGTTGATAGTAAGTTGTTCAAATACTCATTCATATGATTTTCAATCCAACGAATAGATGTCTGGCCCGACATTGTAATCGCTTCTGCATTGGCAAGTTTGAAGTATCTGAAGTATGCATTACCAATTGCACCATAGGCAGAGTTCAAACAAATCTTTCTCACCATCTGAAAGTTGTTGAACTTGGCAATATCTTTGATGGTTTGTTCTCTCTGTCTACGGAGAACAGGATCCTTGTTAGTCTTCAGTTTAGATTCGATATCAACCAGTTTCTGTTTAGACTTCAACATCTCCTTCTTGAATGCCTTACGTTCTCCATACATCTTCTCCATCAGTTCAGGTAGGAAACCTTTCACATCTTTACGATACATTGCGCCATTGGCACAGACTGCATAATCCTTATACATCTGAAAATCAAGTTTCTCATCAAGAATCTTTTGAATAGTAACTGATGGATGTCTCTCTTCCTGAAGAGTTTCAGGTGAAATGTTGTATTGCATAATTAAATGCGGATACAGTGAGTTCAAGTCAAAACTTACAACCCAATCATATACACCTGGTTTTGGTTCCTTTACATAGGCCCCAGCAAACTTTTCACTCTTATCAGTCTGTGTCTTGGGAGGAATAACAATATTCCTCTTCTTCAAATAGTTATAGATGATAGAGTCCCATAGACGAACCTGAAACATTGGGTCACCAAAATTCACCTTACCATCGTATGCCATGGTGATAACCAACTCAATCAGTTTCATCTTGTCTTCCATACGGTCAACAAGTTCCACGTCAACGATGTTGTAATCTACAAACTTCTTCCAATCACCAGTATAGAAGTCTTTGAATGTATCAAATTCAGAGTGATCTAATTTCTTTTGACCAAGTTCAACCTCTGCAATGAAGTCCAGTCGGTAAGACTCACGATTCACATAAGTGAACTTCTTATACAACTCCAGATAGTCTAGGTCAGTAATACCACCAATATCGTAGATATAAAACATACGGCCATTGATCCAAGTCTCTCTCTTGGTCGCTAGACCCCATGGAGACAGATTCCTAAGGGCCCTCTCACCCAGAACCCTATCGATCCTTCCACAGATATATGGGATGTCATACAGACGGGTGTTCCACCCAGTCACAACGTCAGGATAGTCATTCATCCACCAATCAATGAATGCACCAAGCATTTCTCTTTCTTCAGGATAATAATGATAGGTCACATTGTCCTGACTAGGAGTATAAGGCTTTCTTCCCCAAGTTGTAATTTTCTTAGTTGCATAATCCTGAATAGAGATGGTCAACATCTCCTCGGAACAATGTTCTGGATCAGGAAATCCTTCTTCTGATGAGACCTCAATATCAATGGTTAAAAGTCTCATCTTCTTGATGTCAAACTTTATCTCATCCTGAGGATACTTGTCAGAAATGTATTGGTAGATATATCTCTCATTACCATAGATCTTGAAGTTCTCGATCTCATCATACTTCTTATAAAAGTCTCTACAGTCTCTTACTGTTCCAGGTTGAATTGCCTCAACATATTCACCCTCAAGTGTTTTGTATTTTGTGGGTATTTTGGAGTTAACATACAGTGTTGGACGATAGTTGGTATCACGATAGTGAACTCTTTTACCGTCCTCATAACCACGAACAAGGAATTGATTTCCAATCATCTGTATGTTTGTATAGAAATTCATTCCTTAAGTAAGTCCTCATACATCACTTTCAGTTTACCGTTAGGTTCCATGATTGTCAAAATCTTTTCAGAATGGATCATAAACTCATTCTGATTTGTGATGTCAACAAACCATGGGGATAGTGTCATTGTACTGGCATTAAGAATAAAAGGTTCTATCAGTTTACAGTCTGGTTCACCCAGGTCTGCTGAGACCTCTTCAATCTGTGTCAGGATCAGTCTCTGATCCGTCAGGGATAGAAGTTTCAAGTTTTCTATTTTCATTTTTCTCTACTCCTTTTTCGTAAGCTTCTTTTAGTTCATCAATTGGTTCAGTTGCAGTGACAACCCAATCCGCAACAACAGGAATCATTTCATCTTTACTTAGGGGCATCCATGGAGTAAGTTGCATTCTAAACGGGTGCTGCTTATCTCCCTTATGATCAGTATCTTGTCCAACCAATTTTACTCGACAAGGGTATCTAAGAAAATAACCAACCACTGTAGGTTTTTCCTCATCACCAACACACATCTCTTTTATGTCTGCGATAACATCTTCGCCAGACTTCAATAGTAATAGTTTAACAGTCATCTTTTACAATATACCTCTTATAAATTATAACATAAAAAAGAGGGGTTGTCACTGGATTGTGCCAGTTACCCCTCTGCGGCGACGATATGTTCTATTTAGAACCAGTTCTTACGTTGATGATGTTCTGGAACAATCCTCTTCATAGTGATTGTTAAGAGCCCATTCTCAAATTTAACTGATCCAACTTCCGTATCCTCTGCCAGTGTCCAAGCTCTGGTGAAAGATCTTGCAGCCACTCCTCTGTGGATGAATGTTGTTTCTTTTGTGGATTCTTCTCGTTTTCCTTCGACGAAAAGTTTTCCTTCTTCTGTGTAGACATTGACTTCTTCTGGGGTGAATCCTGCCAATGCTAACTCTAGTTGTGATTCTGTATCACTGACTTGGATGAGGTTATATGGAGGATAGTTTGATGTTTCTTGACCTCTTAGGATTCTATCAATGTAGTCATCCATTCCAATTGTGTTGCGTGTAATCCTGTCCATGAATTTGTCCAGGTCGGCAGCATTATACTTCATGAGATTGGTCATGTACTTCTCCTTAAATAAGCGAGATTTGATTGTGTGAACCCCGAAGGCGTTCACTCATTATTTATAACAGAAAAAACAAAAAAACGGGGTAGTGAACTCCGTAGATTTTTATTCGGTTATACTATATTAAAGAATGCATCTAGTGTTCCATCACCTTTCCATTGTTCAACCTCTTTATTTACATTTACCATGAATTTACTACCATCACATGGACACTCAACTTCTACCTCCAAATTAATAGGAAGAAAACTTAGTTTTGGAGAATCATTAATAAATGTCTTGTCCAACCAAGTATGTCCCTGTTCAATTGTATTTACATAATAATCTTTAAAATCTTTAATTGATTCTCTCCATGTTCTTTTAATTTTTGGATTATCTGGATACCAAATATGAAAGTTATTAGAAACCTTAATAGTTTCAATTACCACTTCAACAGGAACATTATACTTCTTACTATATTCCTTAATGTACAGTTCAATATTGTTCTCAAATTCCTTCCTGATAATGTTACCTGTTCCAACATCAATTCTAACCATTCTTCCATAAATTTGATTGGGAATTAAAGTTCTAATTTCTTTTGGATCACGAAGACGACCCATAACTTCAACATGAAAGTTATGAACATTAATTCCTGATCTAGCACGGTTAATTACAATCACATATCTCAAAGGATTTTCAGGATCTTCAAGTCTTCTAATAAGTTCTTGAGAATTATTACATTTGATGGTTTCTGAATTACCATTCAAATCCCAAACACGAATGCCAGTTTCAGTCATAGTGGTAATCATCTTAGAGTCTGGATCTTCACCAGTTCCCAAAAGATAGTCAGACATCTCATCCCGAATATCATCAATAGGCGCGCCCCAAGTACCGACTTTGGTTCCTGCTAGAAAAAGTCCTGTTTTTTTACATATAATATTTGAATCAAACTCTTGTAGTCGTGCTAATTTACTCTCAGTACACCTAATTTCTTCAATACTGTCACCAATATACTTCGAGATTGAATTTCTTCCAGAAGCTTTTGCAAATGGATATTCAATAACATTTCCCAACCATGCTTGACTGGCAATCAATGATTCCTTTTTTGGCATTTCATTACAAATCCAGAATCTATCCGTAAGACTCTTATCACCTTCATGGTGTTTTGTTACAGTTGCAGTAAATCCAATAATTCTGGGATTCACCTCAGCCCACTTAAAGAAATTATCGATTGTACTTGCTTTATACTGACTGTGATATCCATAAGTGGTGACGTATGCCTCACCACCCTTATCACCACACCCAACATACTGATGTGCTTCTTCAAGAACAACTACTGCATTTGGTGCCAATTCAAGAATTCTATCAAAATACATTGCAAAATAAGCGTGAGTTACAGAAACACAGGCAACAACACCGGTTCTTTTTGAAAGAATTTCAATATTTCTGACAGTTGTTAGATCTAAATTATCATAGTATTGATAAAGTGTTTCATCATCACTCAATAAATCAACATCAACAAAAGTTCCATCATCTGCTACCTCAGTCGTAGGAGAGACTCTGATGATGTATTTTAGGTCTGGAAAAACGTTCTTCAAGATGACTGGCATTTCACTATCTTGTAATTTAGTTTTTCCTAATCCTGTTTGTCCTCTAATAATTCCGATCCTAGGATCATTCGCAAACTTATAATCTTCAACAGCTGCTATAAAATCTGCCTTTAAAAGCTCATATGGGAGTTTCATATTCTTAAATTGAAAGTAACTTATTCAGATGAAGACTTTTACATCCTCATACAAGACTAACTCCAGACCAGTTAATTCAAGTTTTACCTTGATGATAATTTGTTAGTCTTACTATTTATACAGTATAACATAAAAAAAAGACCCCTGTCAAGAGACAAGAGGTCTTTGGGTGTTCCGACTTTTGTAGAGACCGCACGAAAGGAGTCTCAGTCTTATTTATTCAGGTTGGCCAACCTTGATATTATTCTTCTTACCAATATTATACTTCTGTTCTAGAATCCACTCTGTCTTCTCTCTGTAAGGGAGTACTTTGATTTGATTCAATGGTGCAATATCTTGAATTGATTCTTCGATGACAACATCTATCAAGCCCCAATCAACAAGCAAGCGAGTAATACGGTTCCTACGCTGAACATCATTAACAGTAAGATTAGCGTATTTACCATCAAGGGCAAATAACTCCTTAAAGTGTACGATGTAGTATTTACCTTGCTTATGAAGAATATGGCAGGATTGGTAAAGTTTCTTTTCTTTTCTAGAGGCAACCCCAATACGGGTCAGAGTCTCACGAACTTTTAAGAAATCATCAGGTTGATTTAGCCTAACCTCTACCATTTGGTCTTTCGACCAATCAACCTGAGGCTCAACAGTCTGTGTCATTTTTTTCCACCAGTTTCAAGTCGTTGTTTAATAAAATTAAGTTGCTCATTGGATAAAATTTTCAAAGCCTGAGAAGCCTTTTCATTACTATAACCATAGTAACGTTTCACAATCTCTAAATCTGAGATCTTATCTTTACGGAGCCAGGGAGAGAATCTCTTCCTCTTTCTCAATATATTTAGATAAAATTCATATTGTATATCTTTATCTAAAAAACTGTACTTGTTCATCTCATTGGCAAACATAATACAATCCATGTGTCCAGAGAGACAACGATTGATAATGTATGGTGGATAGTCTTTTGCCAAAGAAGGTTCATCTTTAATCAAATTCTCCTTGGTAAAATTAATTGAGTTCAACCAGTCCTTAAGTTCCATAATTTAAAGAATCAATTTCTTTTTGTCTGGTGTTACCAGTTTACTTCCATACACTTCATTATACTTCTTAGTGATACCTTCATCAACCTCAGCAATGTATACGATGTGCGTTCTACTTACCGTGATCTCAGGTTGATCCTTATCAATCACCATTGCCCATGGAGCAAACCCAACACTCTGGCCAGAGGGAAGAACAACTAGACCATTCTGAAGAGTCACAGTTAAGTCATCTTCAGAAAGAAGTTCTGCAATCACTTCTTCACCAGTGATGATACGAAATAGTTTTACATTCATTGTTTTTTATTATTAGTTAATTAACGGAACTGACATTCCACCATGATTTCTGTTAGGGCAGCAAGGAAGTTGATCTCCTGATCTACCACGAACGCAACCTGATACTGATACTTAGCAAGAACCAACACAGCAGCAGGAATACTATTGTTTTCAAGGGATACAACAAGAGCATCGTAAATACGACGGAAAAGGACACTAGCATCATTGTCCAGGTTAGAAACAACCCACTTGCGAACTTCGGAGAAGTTCTTTTCCTTGAGGTTTTTGATGAGGTCATTTACAGATACGTCAGAGAATGATGCGAGAATAGCAGAGTCAATACTACCACTAGTGGAATACCTTTGACACTCATTCAGAACACGACGCCAATCAGGGAAGTGTTTGTTGATGAGTTCTACCAAGACCTTGTTATCATATTTAATACCTTCTGCATCCAGGATTTCTTGGAGACGTTTGAAGAATCCTGCTGCAATTTCCTGTCGTTCTTTTCCCTTGATTCCAAAGTCGATGACGGCACACCTAGAATGTAGGGGTTCGATGATTTTGTTTTTATAATTGCAGGTGAAGATGAATCGACAGTTGTTATAAAACGTCTCAATGTTTGCCCGTAAGAGGAGTTGTACATCGTTCCCTGTGTTATCAGCTTCGTCAATGATGATGACTTTGTGTTTTGCATCTGACGAAAGTGATACGGTCGAAGCAAAGTTCTTGGCCTGATTCCGTACAGTGTCAAGAAATCTACCTTCATCGGATCCGTTGATGACATAGGAATCTACTCCAAGTTGATTACAGAGGGCTTTAGCGACAGTGGTCTTACCTACACCAGGAGGACCAGAAAGAAGAAGGTTAGGAACCTCACCCTTATCTAGAAACTCTTTAAAGGTCTTCTTTGTAGCCTCAGGGAGGATACATTCATCAATGGTCTGTGGTCGATACTTCTCGCACCAGAGAAAATCATTATTCATAATAAATTTAAAAAATAGGTAAAATACGTTGTCTCATCTGTTCAAGTTGTACAGGGTCACCACCATAGTACCCCATATGCATATAGACACAATCAAGGTACCTCAGTTCATCACGTTCAGTATTATAGGTGAAGTGGTCACAAAAATCAACTATCTCTTGTGGAACTGGTACTTGGTTGTGATCATAATCAATGATCATACAAATCCTTTGGTCATGTGTTTGGGACGGGTATTAATTTTATCCAACACTTCAATATGAGATTGAAATTCTGATGGAGTTTCCCACCAAATTTGTCGAACTTGTTCCCATGAATCTACCACCACAGATTGATTGTTTGAGTACACCATTTTATAATCATGACGATCATATGGTTTGTCACAAGTTTGTTTAAAGTGTTTCGTCATTTTTTACTAGAGAGAAAGAACCATCATTGTTGTCAATCCATTGTAGTAGATCACCTTCTTTCCATCCAAGTTCTTTCATCAGATCGTCAGGAAATGTAAGGATTCCATCGTCACTAACAGTTAATGTAGTTTTCATATCCATTCAGGTTTACGATCAGGGAGACGAAGATAGTTATCTTTCACCCATGGTTTAGATGTAATGTACATTTTGTAAGCAGTGAGTGTGTCAATACTATCATCAAACTTGAACTCCTCAGGCATTGCACGAACAAAAGGAGTATGACCATCCCATTTCACATAAGGAATGATTTCATCAGCAGCAAGGAGAGTCTTGAAGCAAGTATGGCATTTCCCATATCGATTGAAATACTCTTCACATAATGCAATACCATGAGCAAGCAACCATCTAGAGTTTGCTACAGTCTCGTTTGCCCACTTGGTGCAAGGGTGATTGCGGAATGCTCCTTTCTCTGTAGCATAGGGGTTACCGTCTGCCTTAGGCAAAGTACCATAACCATGACCCCACTTGTCTGAACAGACGATAGAGAGCATCTGACAGGTCTCTAAGGGCATCTTTACAATATGTTTGTCAGGAAGGACTATTGCCGAATCCACCGGATTGGAAGAAGTCGCGAAGATATTCATCAGTAAAGAATTGCATAAGGTAACTTACACCCCAATCTAATGTACCTGGGGGAAACACGTCAACGTTTTGTTCAAGAATTTTCTTGGCGTCAATAATTCTTCTCATACCACATACTTGTGCAGTGGCTTTAGAGATTTCCATGAACTCTTTGAAGTCCTCACCATTACCCTGTTTGACACCACTGACGTATAGTTCTCTGGCCCGACGAAGAAGTTCTTCTGTTGCAGGTTTGAATGTGATGGTTTCTTCTTTAAGAGGAATTGCCATGTTCTTCAT